TGGCAGCATGGATTGGTCGTTAAGGAATATTACGTCGCAAAGGACGGAGACCACACGGTTTATTGATGTACGCGGCTTAACGGATACACTTCTGATATAAACAGTAATTAGGATGAAAATTGTAGCTGTTTATAAAATAAAATATGGAATAGATATTACACTCAGGTTATGTCCTGGGTGTTTTTTCTGTATAAATGTAATGTAAACAATAACTCTAAGCAATTGAAAGAAACTGATTTCTGCGATACAATAAATTATACTTACAGTGAAATATATTTCAAATGGAAAACAGACGAGGTTGAAGTATGTTGAAGAATAATATAGAGGTGGATGTAAAAGTAAAATGTATAGAAGCTACGACCACGCAGGCAAAACTGGCTGAAGAAGTTGGAACCACGCCGTCCTATGTAAATCGCCTGATAAAAAAGAAAGACGGAATTGTAAATAACACATTCTTGCAGATGTTAGAAAAGCTTGGTTACGATGTAGAGCTGACTTATGTGAAGAGGAAAAGATAAGTAAGATTATGGCAGTCTGTGGCATTTGTGGAGCAAAAATCGGATTGAAAAAAGTGATGATAGAAGGTGGTAATTATCTTTGCTATGACTGCGTAAAAACTGCTGGTTACCATCCGCTAACATGGACAGGCAATATGAAAACAAGCCTGAGTGAAGTACAAAATCGTATCAGCTGTGGCAATAATACTACAAATATTACAGAAATGACAGTAACTCAATCTGTTGGAAATATATTTATGGTGGATGAGCAAAACCATGTCTGGAAAACACAGGATCAGTTTGGATTGCATAAAAGTACAATCCACCGTTTTGAGGATATTATTGATTATGAATTGCTTGAAGATGGAGATTTGCAAACAAAAGGCGGACTCGGAAGTGCTCTTGCAGGAGGATTGGCATTTGGAGCAGCGGGTGCGATTGTAGGGGCTTCTGTGGGAAAAAAGAAAACCACAGCAAACTGTTCTTCCATGAGTATAAAAATTACACTTAATAGCATGAATGCTCCTGTTGAGAATATAAATCTGCTTCAGATGAAGGTATCTAAAACTTCAGCGGCTTATAAAAAAGCATATGCACAGGCACAAGACATACTAAGCTTGTTAAAAATAATGACCTCAAGTGAGAAAAAGCATGAACTGTTTGAAACAGCAGCAAGTGCTGCAGACGAGATTTTGAAGTTTAAAAATCTTCTTGATGCAGGCATTATCACGCAGGAAGAGTTTGAAAAGAAAAAGCAGCAGTTGTTGGGATAAGGAAGAATAGAATGGTGAATTTGAGCAAATTGGAAGAAATAAAAGATCTGCGAACGGTGTGGCCGCATGAAGCTCTGGACTTTACTCCGTGGCTATCACAGGATGATAACATTGCTCTCCTTGCGGATGCAGTGGGGCTTGATATTACCGTTGATGAGACAGAGTCTTCCGTGGGAGATTTCAATGTCGATATCTTTGCGTCTGAGACGGGAACGGATCGGAAAATTATCATAGAGAATCAGCTGGAGGACACAAACCATGATCACCTAGGAAAGCTGATAACCTATGCGTCCGGCAAATCTGCGGATGTAATTATTTGGGTGGTGAAACACGCTCGAGAGGAACACAAGGCTGCAATTGAATGGTTAAACAACCACACCGATGAAAAGGTGGGATTTTTCCTTTGTGAGATCAAGTTGTATAGAATCGGCAATTCGGAACCGGCGGTAAAGTTTGAAGTTATTGAAAAACCGAACGACTGGACAAAGGAAGTAAAGAAGAGTGACTCTGCAAATGCAACTCAGCAGCAACGCTATGATTATTGGGTGGCATTTCAGGATTACGCTTTTCAGAATGAACAGTTTGCCAAAAACTTCAATCGCAGAAAGCCATCAATGGATCACTGGATGAATTTCAGCGTGGGATCCTCTGCTTGCTACATCGCTGTTTCACAAATTCAGAAGCGCGACGAACTTGATGTGGGGTTGTATATCAGTGAGGATAAAGAGCTGTTCCATTCGTTTCTCTCCAACAAGGATGAAATTGAAGCGAATGCAGGGTTGAATTTTGATTGGCGTGAATTACCGGAGCGTAAGGCCAGCCGTATCGTTATTGAAAAAAATGTGACTTTTGGCGATAAGAATCAGTGGAACACACAGTTTGACTGGATCATTGATGTTATGCTCAAAATGAAGAAGGCATTCAAGAAATATCTGTAATTGAAATATGTGGAGGATTGCAATGAAGCAGATTAAAAATTCGGAATACGAAGAATTTCAAAAATATCTCCACAACAAAAATAACGGTCGAATACTGACACCGGACGGATTGCGGCTAATCTGTCAAGTAAACGATTACGATGCTGAGAAAATCGGGCAACACTTTCTTGAAGTGTTGCCAAAGATCCTTCAAGCGGAAAAGTGAGGGACGTGTATGAGTGGTGAGAAAAAAACGGTGTCAAAAGAAAAGGACACCTATGTAAAGAAGAAAAAAGATATGAACTTCCAGAGCGTGGACTCCATGCAGTCGGTGGTTAATGTCGTTAATGAGGCAGCAGTAGCTCTAAATGATAAAAACCGCACCATTAAAGAGAGCGCTATCCCGGAAGTGTTAGCAGGTGCATTAGGAGCTGGCATAGGAGGAGTAGGTTCTTTTGCTGCTCTTTATGGTCTTGGTGTTGTAGGACTCTCTGCCGCAGGTATTACATCTGGTCTTGCAACTGCTGGAGCTATCGTGGGAGGTGGCATGGTAGCGGGTGTGTTTGTACTCGCAGCACCAGTCGCTGGTCTTGCTGCCGCGGGTGTTGGAGTTGCGTCACACCTGAAGAATAAACAACTCCGTCAAGAGAAAGAACGTTTATATAAAGAAGCTTTGAAAAAACATGAGGCTATAATAAAAGCAATGAAGGCAGAGGCTGATGCCGATAAGGAGCGCATGGATTATCTCCAAAGTCTTAATATCTTATTACAACAGGCAATTAAAGACTTGCGGTACGACTTGGGAATCGTAGCATAAGTGAGGTATACCATTGAGTAAATTTAATTTGAATAAGCTGGCACCGATGTTGGATAAGACCGGGGCTAGTTTAGCAAAAGCTGGGAAAGCGGCAGTGAAGATTGCAAAGGATAGAAATTTCCAGATTGGTGTTCTGACCGCTTTGCCTACAACAGTGAGTGCGTTCTTCTTAATTGAAAAATATGAAAAGCAAGCTGAAGAAAAAGAACAATTGTACAAAAAGGCGCTTGCTAAGCATAATGCGGTTATAAAGGAACTGGATGCGAAAACAGTAATTGACAAGGAGAGACAAGATCGTTTGCTAGCATATGATTCCCAGCTGAAGAAAGAAATGAGCGGATTGAAATTCGAGATACATGAATTAAAAAAGCAGATTACTGAGCTTGAGAAAAAGAAGGCTGACAATGAGTAAATATAAATATTCCAAAACAGAACAGCAGATCAATGATGTTCTGAAATATCATGATGAAGAACTGAAAAAACTCAAAGCGGCGCGACCTTCTACACCTGAACTTGACAGAAGAATACAGGAAAGTGAAGATTTACTTCGGATGCTGGGACATACGGAAATGCAGACAGTATCAAAGCGAGAAGAACCGAAGCAAGTGATGGTTATACCTTCATGGGAAAATTTATGTTCTGAAGCAGAGAATGTTGTTGGTACAGGAAATGCACTTGAATCAATCTTCACAGAAGTGGAGCTTAAAGCAAATACCCAGGAAATCCGTATGCTCAATGTGGAATATAATCAGCTCCATCGTTTAGACAAGTACGATATTACCATCAGTATTGCCGCAGGGCTACTTGGAGCAGCTATTGACATTTTATTGGTTGGTATTCCTAAAAAGACACCGGAAGGCGTAAAAGGCGGTCCACTCTCAAATTATGTGAGGGATTGGTTTGATAAGCAATTTCCAGAGGAAGAGATGGAAAAACTGGCTAACTCAAAAGTCAGCAAGGTGCCGTATGATGCACAAGACAATCGAAATACCGCTATGCACGTAGAAGGACTGTCTGCTTATTATCATCGCCTGCTTTCATTAGGGCATGATCCATTACTTGGCCTTATTTTTGGTGTGGCAGATATTCTGACAGGAAGAATGACTACGATTGATAAAACAGGGAAAATCGTGTCACAGGTTATGGAGAATTATGCTGACCGAAAAGAAACAGATATTTTTGCGGCTATAGCAAAGCAGATCATCCATTTTAAATCCGACATTACAACATCTATGGGACTTCCAGCTCCAATGATGGGATTATTCAATTTCCTACAATTTGGAAAAATTGGAGACTATGAGCAGACTATATCTGAGATTGTACAGGGAATGTATTACGAGGGATACGACTTTATACATTTCTGTACGTTATCTATTCCTGTCATGATTGTTGAAGTTGTAACTCGTATAGGATATGCATTCAAACATATTAAGGAAGGATATTCTGTTAAGGAGTCGATTCCATTTTCGATGAATCGAGAGAAACATCTGAAACTTGCAACCATGTTATTTATAGGTCATTCAGCAGCGACTGCGGTTAATGCAGGGAAGATATATTTTACACAGAATCCGATGGCAATTAACTATCCACAGTGGATTGCCTTTGCTAAGTATTCATATAATCAGCTTAAGTGGGTACTGATAGACAAACCGAACGCGCGAGACGCCTATGTTAGTGGAAGGCTGAACGAGCAACTTGCTAAAGTGCTTGGGAATGTGAATGCTACATTTGATGAAATCTCGGCAAATTATATCGT